ATTTATCAAATGAGAAAGCGAGGAATAATTATGGATTTTGGAATTGCAAGTGTAGCAGGAATTACAGCACTGTGTTATCTGGCCGCTATGGCGGTTAAAGCGACGGCAGTAGACAACAAGTGGCTTCCGGTTATTTGCGGCGTTATCGGGGCTGCCCTGGGCGTCGTAGGCATGTATACGATGCCCGATTACCCAGCAACAGATATCATCAACGCGGCGGCTGTAGGGGCTGTATCAGGGCTTGCGGCTACTGGTATCAATCAGATGTACAAGCAGCTTAAGGGTAGCAGTAATCAGTAGAGAGGATGGTGATCCGTCTATCTCCCGGCCGGAAGGGTGACTCCGGCGTTGCGACATCGCAACAACAGTACATAGGGCAGTCCTGCGGGGCCGCCCTTTTTGATATGGAAGGAGAACAGATGAAAACACAGAAAAAAGTGAAAGAATATGCCTTGGCGGCGAAAGACTGGGTATATGTATGGGGCGCGAACGGGGAACCGCTGACACAGGCTCTTATCAACCGTCTGTACCGTGACTATGGCTCCGCGTCATATCCATTGTCCTAT